CAATTCCACCGGGCGTGCTTGCCATCGCCGACGAGGTGATCGAATAGCGACGTCTTTCGCCGCATCGCACTATGTCCGCTTTTGGCACAAAGCGGACATCACGACACGCTCAACCAATGTCCGCTTTTGGGGGTAAAGCGGACATTGCGGCACCATGTGCCGCGCGCTAGGGCAACTGGCTATCCACGCGGGGACATAGCCGGGGACAGAATGAGCACTCGAAAGTTTCTGCCGCTATTACTGGTGGTTATTGGCGTTATCACCGGACCGAATGTCCGCTTTGGGTCAAAAGCGCACATCGGAGTGCGTCCACGCAATGTCCGCTTTACCCCGAAAGCGGACATTCGCAGGTTCGATTGCGCATTGAACTGGGAAATCTCCGTTTGTGCAGGACTGCGTGGTGGGGCTGGGAGGACTCGAACTTCCAACCAAACGATTATCAGCTCCTGGCTGGCGCTTACACGAAGCCCGCTACGGACAGAGACTCCGTGCGTGCGATTATTGCGCGGGAACGCCGAGCATCTGGTACTGGCGGGACCACTCCACTGGCAAGTCGGTGAGGCGAGCAACGCCCATGCCATGGGGAAGTCTGCCGTCGATGGCCGCTTTGACAAGATCAGGCGCAAGGAAAGCAAGCGAGATTGTCATGTTGATTTTTCGCGTGCTGCAGTTTTCCCGCTTTGCAATGCTGTCCGCACTTGCTGTTGGATCAGCGACGAGTTCATCAAGCCAACGGCGGCCACGGGCAATCGCTGCCACCAGTCTCGCCCGCGTTTCCGAACGTATCGGGCGCGCCTGTTCCGGGCGGATCCCCTCGGGCAGAAGAATTTCGCGACGCCGCCTTGCCGGCGTCTTCCGCCAAGGGACCGCAAGAGTGCTCGGCGGCTCGGCAAGATGAATGACCAATTGGTCTATCTGGACCTCAACGCGGGCGACGTGAGTATTGATGAGACCGCGGTCATCAATGGGCGCCGCTGGTTTGAGATGGTCCCGAACCGATTTGATGACCAGCGCCTCGATCTCAGTTGCCGGTACGCGGCGCACTGACCCGGCGCGCTCGACGCCACCCTGGAAGAGGGCGGACGACAGATAATATCGATATTTGACATGACCCTTGCGGGCATGGCTCGGGCTCATTCGGTTGCCGCGGTCATCGAAGAGGCGGCCAATCAGCAGACCCTCGGATTTGGTCCATTTGGCCTTATGGTTGTTGACCTGGTCATTCAGCTTGGCCTGAACGGCCGCAAAGAGGTCCTTATCGAGAATGGCAGGTTGCTCACCTTTGAGGACTTCGCCCTTGAAGGCGACTTCGCCGATATAGAAGCGATTGCGAAGCAGATGCGCGAGCGAGCCCCGCGTGAACGGTATGCCGCCGACGGTGTCGCCAGTCTTAAGCGTACGGACCTTGGTGACGATGCCGCGCTGGCGCAGGTCGGCCATCAGGAGGTTGAGGCTGCCGAGCTGGAGATAGCTGCGGAAGATTTCCCGGACCCGTTCCGCCTCAGCGTCATTGACCGTGATCCTTCGACCCTTGGTGTCATAGCCGAGCGGGGCCATGCCTCCGACCCAGAGCCCCTTGCGCTTGGAAGCCGAGATCTTGTCGCGGATGCGCTCGGCGGTGACTTCGCGCTCGAATTGGGCAAACGACAGCAAGACGTTGAGGGTCAGCCGGCCCATCGAGGTGGTGGTGTTGAACTGCTGGGTGACCGAGACAAACGACACATTATGTTGGTCGAATAGATCAACCAGTTTGGCAAAATCTGCCAACGAACGGGTCAGCCGGTCGACCTTGTAGACGACAATGACATCGATCTTGCCGGCCCGCACGTCGTCCAGCAGCCGCTGCAGAGCTGGCCGGTCGGTGTTGCCGCCGGAGAAGCCGCCGTCGTCAAATTTGGCGCGCAGCAGGGTCCAGCCGGCGTGGCCTTGGCTGCGGATATAGGCTTGCGAAGCATCATACTGGGCGTCGAGGGAATTAAAGTCCTGCTCCAACCCTTGCTCAGTCGAGACACGAGTATAGATCGCGCAGCGAACGGTCGATCGGGGCGTCATGCTGAGGATCGCTGCGATGGCTTGTCGCGCAGGCCGAAGAACCGCGGCCCATTCCAGCGGGTGCCGGTAATCGCAAAGGCGACCTTAGAGAGACTGGGATAGGTCTTGCCGTTCCAGGCAAAGCCGTCGGCGAGCACTGTGACCCGTTGCATGTGCCCATTCCATTCGCGGCTCAAGCTGGTGCCGGGCCGAACATCCGTGATAAGCGGCACCAAGTTCGCGGCGTTCTGGCCGGCCTTCTCAGGAGAGCCCGAACCATCGAGCAGACGCCGGCTCGCATCATCGAGGTCACCCAACCGGTCGGCCTGCAGCCGGTAAGCCAGGATCCGGAACAGCAGATGACGAGGTAGATGAGGGGGCGGTCGCCGGCCGAATGCGGTCTGCCAACGGTCGCGCAGCGCTGCGATGTCGAGATCGCGCAGCCGCGCAATCTCGACATCAAGGGCCTCTCGGTCAGGCAGTGCCGGACCAATCCTGACCCGCAGCATCGCAATCAGGCGACCTTGCTGACCTTGCCGCTTTCCTCGCTCGCTATTTGATAGATCCGATTGTCGTTCACTTTGCTCGAAACGAGCTTCAGCTTCAGACGCTTACGCACCACGCCAGCAAGAAAGCCGCGCACCGAATGCTGCTGCCATCCGGTCGCTTTCATGATGGCAGCGATCGTCGTGCCCGTCGGCGATTGCAGCATCGCAATGATGCGCGCTTGCTTCGAGCGAGGATCGGCGTTGTGAGTTTTGGGCCCGTCAGCAGACCGTTGGGTGGGCTTCGCCGCCCTCACTGACAACGGCGATTTTGCAGGTGATGATTTTGCAAGGAATGACTTCTTGGCAGATTTTGACATTGAGATCCTCCATTCGGCTGATGACGGCATCGCGCCGCACCACCGAAGCCCCGCATCGGCGATCAAGCCGGCGGGGCGGGATCTCGGAAGCACCCTTGGGCGCTCAAGTCTGACGACAGTACCGCTCCAATCGCAACGGAATGCCAGTCCTTTCTGCCGGCCGTTTCGCGTGTATTCCACGTTCTCGCGGATGGTGCCTCTAATAGTTCACGGATGTGCCTCCAATACAAACAAAGCGGTGCCTCAACAAATTTCCTCTTAAGAAAACGCGGATCCTGGAACATTCCGAGGTCGACTGGCGATAAATGGCATAACCATTGGCACCGTAAAGTTATACTGATTTTGCGAAAGCCAATCTAAGAACAGCAGCAGTGCATCGACCTGATCATCGTAACGCCCATTGGGGAATGCCAACAGTTCGCTCTCAAACTCCGCGAGCCATGGTGCTTCGGCGGGTAAGAAAATACGACCGGCCTCAAATCTTCCTTGGTGACGGCTCAGTCGTGTTTCCTTGTCTTCCTTTGGATGTCGGCCGATCACGTTAAGCCGAGTTTGCTCCCGGAGCATCTGTATTAGCCCCATTCCGCTCGCGGTATCTTCCACGATGACGTGTGTTGCTTCCCATTGAGAGGCGAGTGCCTTTATTCGGTCACGCATCTCGAGGACGGTCCAATGTCCGCGGCTAACCTGCAGCAGGTATGCCTCCGTCTTGTTGACTCCCACCACCGTTATAGCCGTGTAGTCATTCTTGATGTTGGCTTTGCCGGCGGGGTCGCACGAGAGCACAACGCGTTGAAATTTCTGACGTGGCGGGCATAATTGGTATCGGGCAAGCCAAGAAGCCTTGATTAAGTTGCCCTCAGGCGGTGTTGGATCTTGTTGGTATTGTGCCGCGAAATTCCGACTCCCGATTTCGGACTTGGTCTTCTCGAGTTCATCAAGACTATCCCAATCGGGCTGAAGCAATTCTTTAGCCGGCCGGTAGTAAAATTCGCCATCCGCAACTAGGTAATCTTGGGCCTCGGTCGCGATGGCGGGCATGACTAAACTCGGCCAGCCGTGCTCGATCAAAATTCCGGATAGATCATTGGTGTGAAGCCGCTGCTGGACCACGAGCATCAGAGTTTTGGCGGGATTGTTGCGGCGATTCAGCGCCGTGGTGCGAAACCAATCATTAGCCGCCTCAAGCGCAACTTCTGAATTTGCGTCATTCGACTTGGTGGGGTCATCGATGATGAAGATATCGGCGCCTCGACCGGTCAAGGTAGCGCCGATGGAGGTTGCCAGTCGGGACCCGCGCTTCGTGGTCTCAAACTCCGTTTCCGTCGACTTCCTTGGATTCAGCTTAGTGCGAAAAATCCGCTTATAAAAACGGCTCTCCATCAATACCCGGCAATCACGCGAGAACTTATGGGCAAGGTCTTCCGAATAGCTGGCGCAAATGATCTCGAGACTGGGATTTCGCCCCAGCATCCACGCCACCCAGGCAGTCGATACCAAAAACGATTTCAGAGAGCGTGGCGGAAGGTTGATCACAAGATGCTTGGAGACGGCGCGAGTTTCGATCGTCACCGAACCTCCCGTCTCAAGCTGCCTAGACATCTCCTGAAGGTGATAACAAATGCACTTGATATGCCAATTGGGAACAAGCGGCTTGTTCGGGTACAGTGCGGTATGGGCCGCGTAAGCGAAGGCGCCAAAACTCACCCGGTAGAGAGCGTCTGCTGTGCGGCGGCCGAACTTCATTTCTCATTCCGCTTTCTTACGGATTTGGTCGATTGAAGAAGCCGGGGTGCAAACTGCCGCAGGATTTGCAGCTCGTTTTCCTCGAGTACGCTGTCTTCATCGTCCGGTAGATCGTTTATGACCCGTGCATAAAGCGCCAGGACCGCGGCATTGGCACGAACATCGCCCTGCAACGCCTTCGCCATAAGCGATTTGATCAAGGCACGCTGCTTGCTCACCCGGCGGGGTCGACCGTCTTCCCGCACTGTAATTTGTTCGTTTAATTCAGCAGCAAGATCGGTCGCAAGCTTTAGGCTTCCCTTGGGGCGGCCTTTCGGATTGCCGGATCTTCCGCGCTTGAATTGGCCCGATTTCGGGGGTTTACCGTATCCGACCTTGTACTCGTTCATCGATGGCTTGCCCTCGGCTGAGATCTCGGCAAAGCAATGGGGGAAGGGGCGGACGCGTCTTGCCGCGCCCCCGCATCGGCAAAGACGAGGCCCGTCTTGGTGTGCCGCGCTGGTGTCCCGGTGATTTTCTGCCAACGGCGAAGGGCGACATCGACATAGAGTGGATCCAGTTCGATCCCCCGCGCGACTCTGCCGGTCCGCTCGGCCGCCAGGACCGTCGTGCCACTTCCGCAAAATGGATCGAGGATGATGCCATTCCGGCGACTGCAGTCGCGAATCAAATCGGCGAATAATGCGATCGGTTTTGTGGTTGGGTGGAGTTCAAGATCCCCGCGTCGTGCAGGATCAAGACTATTGACGCTGGGATAATCCAGAACGTTGGTGCGATAGCGACCTTGAGCGCCGAGCCTGAAATTATTGATGTGCGGCCCGGTCCCGCTTTTGAAGACCGCGACGAGTTCGTGTTTCGAACGGTAGAAACTACCCTGGCCGGCATTGGCCTTGTTCCAGACCAGAAGATTTTTCCATTCCGAATAAAGGGGAAGGGCGGCACTGAGCAGCTCATGAAGGTGACGCCAGTCCATGAAGATATAGTGGATAGCTCCGCCACGGCTGGAGCTGACCGCGCAACGGATGAAGCGATTGAGGAAGGCCCTGAAAGCCGCCGCCGACATCTCGCCGGAGGCCATCGCAAATTCTCGATGGCGCACCTTGCCGCGGCCCATAGCGTGACCCTCGATCTGAACGTTGTAGGGTGGGTCGGTCACCATCATCTCAGCGAACTCGCCCTGCAGCAGCCGTTTGTAAGTCTCGCTGTGCCGGGCATCACCGCAGACCAGGCGATGGCGGCCCAGCGCCCAAACGTCACCAACCTGGGAAACCGCCGGTCCTTCAGGACAAAGACCTGCCAGGTCATCGGCTGGATCAGCCGCAAGCGCCTGTTGCGAACCGTCTATCAGCAGGTCGATTTCCCCGGTCGAAAAGCCGGTGAGCTCAACGTCGAAATCGAGCTTGATCAGATCCTGGAAATGACCTCGCAACAGATCAAAATCCCATATCGCCTGCTCGGGCAAGCGATTGTCAGCGATCACTACAGTCCGCTTCTCGGACTCGCTCAGGCCACTGACCGTGACGGTCGGGACCTCGGTCATGCCCAGACGCCTTGCCGCTTCCCACCGGCCATGACCTGCGAGGATGGTGCCGGTCTCGTCGATTAGGATGGGGTTGGTCCAGAAGCGCCGGATGCTCTTCATTAGGCCGGCAATCTGGCTTTCCGGATGGCGTCTAGGATTGCCCGGAAATTCCTTTAATTCATCGACTAGACGCCAGACGACGCGATCCATTAGACCGCGAAGAGGCCCACGGTTCTTCTGCTTTCTCAAGCTCAAACGCATGGTTTTGGCCTGCCGCCACAAGCGAAGTGGACCGACGACGGACGGCTCACTTCAGAATCGGCAACACACGATCGGCCACAGATATTGAAGGAAGCAAAGGGGGGAAAAATCGACGAATTTAATTTCTTAATTTCGTTTTGATTTTCTTCGGCCTACCGCGCCCATGAGCAAAAACAACCAGATAAGCGGCGTCAAATAGGGCGTGCGTTAACGCACAACCAAGCTTTTGGCGTGCGTTCTCGTAGAGGGCAGGCTTCTTTCCGATGAGACCCGCGATGCTTCGCTCCTTGAGCAAGGCGATGCAATTAGAAAACAGTTCGGCATGAGGGGTCTCCGACGGTGTGGCTTCAGAAACTTGGACCTCATCGTATCGTCCATCCGGTCCAACTGCTCCGTTCGTCGCAAACATTGGCCAGAGGTTTAGCCATTCATTGGCGGATATGGTTTTACGTCTGCCAGTGGCGTCTCGTCCAGTCGCAATGAGCTTCCGGCTACTCAATAGCGATCGGGATTGTTGCAGCAGGGACCTGCCAGTTTTGTAGCAACGGATTGCATCGGCGGCCGAGCGAGGACGATCCCAAAAGAAGCCATTCGGATCTTCGTCGTCAGGGTAGGGCGCGTTTATGTAGACAAGCGCAAGCAAATCGTTCGGCGCAAATGCGCGAAGCTTGGCCCACGTAGTCCGATTAAGAAATTTGCGAGGTACGTTGCTAAGGTTTATTGGCTCGCTCATGGGTAGATCCCTTGCACGTTCCTATTGTGAGGAGTGTAGCACATTCGTCTAGTGACAGCTGGAACCGCCACTTGCGGGTTTACTCCCAGGCTCTCATCGTCGCGCCGCTGCCCGTTTTTGGATCCCTGTTCCTTGTTTGCACATTCCCTGTTCCGCAAAAAATATTCCCTGTTCGAACGAGTAGGGAATTTCACTCTAAGCCAGCGAAATCACTGCGTGAATCCAGCAAGGCAGATCGTGAATAGGGACGGAATTTGTAAAATACCCTGTTAAATTCCCTGTTAGCAGGGAATTTCAATCCTGAGACGGGTTCGACTGCGACTGCGTCCGCCACCACGCAGTCTGGCGCAACAGAGAT